GTGAAGCGGGCGACTTCACCCTCTTTCAACGCATTGATGGGCGGCGTGTTCGCGGCCGGGGTCGGCGCGGCCCCCTGCGGCCGGGTCAGCGTGTCGACGCCACCGGCGGCGACAGCCTCGATCTGGTCCGCGATCTGCGTCATGCGCCCCTGCAGGTCCGCGATCTTGGCGTCAAAGTTGGCGATCGTCGGGCCTTTGTCGCCCTTCACGCTGAGGTCCGCGCGTAACTGCCCCTCCGCTTTCTGAATCTGCGCGATCTGGGCCTTGTAGTTGTCCCACTGCGCTTTGAGGCCCTGCATCCTCTGTTTCTGCTGCGGCGAGCCGTTCTGCTGTACCTGGCGGGCTTTCTCCTCGAGGCGCCCTTCCCGCATCTGGAACTCCTGCCACTGCTGGTGGAGCTGCTGCAGTTTGAGATTCTGCGTCTCGAGCTTCTCGCGCGCGCTCTCCATCGTCTTGAAGGCGTCGAGCGATTGCATGATCTTCTGCTTCTTCTGGTCGAGGTCGTCACCCGCCATACGCCGGGCCGCCGCGGCGGCCTTCTGGTAGGCATCGGCGCGACCGGCATAGGCCTCCTGCATGAGCTTGTTGTAGTTCATGATTTCGTTGAGCTTTTGCTTCATCTGCTCATTGGCGGCCTGGTACTTCTTCCATTGCTCCTCGACCGTCGAGGCGGCGCCGGCGTTCATGCCCTTCACGAACCCGGTCAGCGCGCCGAGCATCATGCCGCCGGTGAGCCCCATGGAGCGGCCACCGAGCGCCATCAGGGTCGCGATCGGCGCCGCGGCGTGCATGGACTGCTGGTAGATCGCGGCCTGGTCGGGCACCGCGGCGGCGGTCTGCTGGGCGCTGGTTTCGGCGTCCTGCAGCTGCTTCGCCGCGGCCTCGGCCTGGTCGGCCGCCTTGAGGTCGTACTCGCTCGCGCGCGCCTGGGCGTCGCGCGCCGCCTTGCGGTCCGCCTCGTACTCGGCATCCTCCTTTGAGGTGTCGGGCGGGGTCCAGGTCGCGTACGGGCTCGGCGCGGGCGGTGCCGGGGGCGCAAGGGCGGGCGGCGTCGGCGCGCTGGAATCGGGCGTCGCGGCGGGCGCCGGCGGCGCGGCGGGGGTGACTGCCGCCGGATCCACCGGGCCGCCGAGGCCGCCGTCAACGGCGCTCGGGTCGCTCAAATCAGGGAAAGAACTCGCGGTCATGGGTCGGTCCCGAAATCAAAATAGGGCATGTCGGGAATTTCAATGCTGCCGGTGCCGAAGTCGATCAATCCGTTGTCAATGGCGTTAGGCGGAGTACCAGGGGTGCCCGTGGCGTCGTCCGTCGTTCCGGAACCGTCCCCGCCCCCGCCCCCGCTGCCCGAGCCTTTGCTGCCGCCGCCGCTGTTGCCACTGCCGGAACCCCCGCCGCTGCCGGAACTGCCCGAGCTCTTGGCGGGCGAGCTCGAGGTCGTGCCGCCGCCGACGGCTTTGCCGTACCCCTCGCCGAGCGCGCCGAAAAACTGCTCGAGGCTCTGGGCGATCTGCGCGTCCCCGGTAATCAGCGTCTGAATCGCCGATTCGATCGGTTGCACGCCGGCGGTGATCTCCGAGAGCGACTGCGACAGGATCGTGCCGAACGTCGTCTGCGCCTGGCTCTGGGCGCTTTGCGCGGTCGAGAAGTCCGAGTTGAGATAGGTCTGTTTCTGGGCGAGCGCGTTGTTGTCGACCTGCTGCAGCGCCGAGGCCTCGGCCGCGGAGCCGGTCGCACCCTGGGAGGCGAACTGCTGCGCGATCGCCTGCTTCTGCTGCTGGGTCTGCTGGTCGAGCGCCGCCTGCTGGGAAGGCGTCAGCCGGCCGGTTTGGTACGCATTCAGGTTCTGGGCCGCGATGCCGAGCTCGGTGCCCGCATTATCAATCAGCCCCGTGTTGACGGCCGGCGCCGCCGCGCCCACGGTACCGAGTTGGCTGACGCCGGCGGTGTACTGCGGCACGCCGAGGCTCGCGAGCTGCGCGGCGTTGCTGTTGAGCGTGCTCTGCTGCGAAGCCGCTTCCGACTCGCCCAAGGCCGCGAGCCCTGCATATTCCGCCGTGGTTCCCGCGGAACTGCCCAACGCCGAGGTCACACCGCTCAGGAGATTACCGAGCGTCGATTTGCCAGAGTTGCCGGAGGTGCCGGTGGTGTTGCCCGAGGTGCCGACGGCGCCCGTGGTCGGGTTGATGTTGCCGATCGTCCCCACGTCGGAGCTCGTGAGCGCCGGCGCGGTGAAGTCGATCAATCCGTTGTCAATGGCGTTAGGCGGAGTACCAGGGGTGCCCGTATCGTCCGCGCCACTCACGCCCGGGTTCACCTGCTGGGTGGTCGCGAGCGGCGTGATGCGTGAACCCGTCGAATCGGTCGCCACGTCAGACTCCGAGCGCCTGGTCGGCTTGGGCGTGTGCCAGGTTGTGCGCCCGAATCCAGTTGCGAAAGGTGCGCGGCTCGTGCAGCCCGCCCACATCGAGCTGCAGCGTGGAGCCCGCCACCGGAGTGGCCACCAGCGTCGCTAATACCTTGTGGGCGTTGAGATTACGCTGGAACCAGTCGGCCGTCATCTGGCCCGTGAGATTCGGCACCGGGATGGTCTGCGGGGTCGCGCGGGCGGCGAGCGCGCCGACGTAGCTCAAATGACGCCGCTGATGCAGGTCGATCCAGACGGCGACCGAATTGGGGTCGTCCGGGTCGAAGGTCTCAAGCTGCGGCAGCATCCGCAGGCGGCTCAGTGGACCCGCGCCCCGGCCGGGCGTCGGGGATTACAGTGGCCTGATGCATACCGCGCGCGATGGTCTCAATGAGCACGGCGGAATCGCGGTACTTCTGCTCGACGAGCAACCGGATCAGATAGTCCCATTGGTCTTTGGCGAGCGGAATCGAAATCATGGCTCCACTTTCACAGCGCGCAACATGCTGAAACCGATGTAGAGGTCATTCGGAGTGATCTTGTTGGTCGGCAACGCGAACGACACCGACAGCGCTTGCTCGAGGCCCGCCGCGTCGACCTCGGCGCAGAACCACGCCGACGGGTCGCGCCAGTCCCGGCCCGCGGCAAAGCCTAGAATCGCCCGTTCGTCATAGGGTTTGTGCAGCTGCGCGGTGAGGAAATCGTAGAACGCCGCTTGCTGCTCGGCCGTCACTTTGAGGCGCCACACTTCCACGTCCGCCCAGCGCAGGTACCCGGGCGGTCGAATCTCGACCCCGGCGGGGTAAGTCACACCGTCAATGGTGATCGGCTCGTCGCGCGCGCCGAGCAGGCGTCCGGATCCGTCCTGCAAGCGCGCGTCGACGTGCGACCAGCGCCCGCCGCCGAAGTAGGCAATCAGGTCCGAGGACCAATCGGGCGCGCGGCTGAACTGCAGCTCGATCGCACCGAAGGTGCACGGGGCGGGCGACGGGGCGGGTTTCTTCGCCATCAGGTCGTCGGCGGTTGCAGCTTCGTGATGAGCGCGCTGATCTTGCTGTTGAGCTCGGTCTGCACCGCGCCGATCTCCGCGCTCGCGAGCGCAGGGACCTGCAGCTGCAGGGTGCCGAGCAGGACCTGAGCGGCGCCCGGGAACGTCAAGGCGAGCTTGGTCGGGTCGGTGCCGAGGTTCGTGAGAAAGGTCTGCAGCGCCTTCAAGGCGATAATGAGCTCGGGGGCGGCGGCGGACAGAAACGGACTCGGGGTGCTCATGCAGCGGTTCCTTGCGTGTGAATGGCTCGGCCCCCCTTGGCGAAATAGCCCGCCAGGGTGGAAATCACGACCCCAGCGGCCATTGCCTGCTCGGGGTCCATATGCAGGTGGAACTGGTCGAGGACCCACACGAGGAGCACCGACGCCGCCGCGCCCAGCCCCAAACTCGAGGTGGTCGACTGCGAGGGCACGAACGGGTTGGGCGCGTCGACCGGGGGAGGGGTGGGGGCGGGAAGGGCAACCACGGGGGGATCCTCAAAGGGCTCGGGAGTCTCCGCGGGGGGCAAGTCTACCGGAGCGGGCACAGGGATTGCTACCGGCGGCGGCGCTTCGGCGGGGTGCGGTTCGACGCCATCGAGCGTCAAGCCTTCCAGAATCACGGCGTCGTCGTAAGGGCAATACCCCTGTTCTTGCCGGGTCATCGCGTGGAACAGCTCCGGCAACTGGGCCGGGAGATCGAGCGGCCCACGGTGTCCCATCCACTGCTCCACGTTCGCGACGTAGGCGGCAACCGGGTTTCCGGCCTTCGCGGGCGACCACGCGGCGACGACGTTCTGGACCAGCGTCTTTCCCGGCTGGTAGTGGCGCATCACGATGCGCGCCGCCGCCCGGTAGCAATACTGAGGGCTTACGAAGTTGACGAAGGTCGCGTCCGGCTGCTCGTAGGTCTGCCCGATCCACGTCTGACCGGCGACCCGCTCGATGTTGAGCGGGTTGTTGAGCTTCAAGCCTCGGGTCATCGTTTGGTCTCCCAGAAGAAATCAATCAGCCGGTGGGCAATCTCGGTCAACAGGATGCCGATGCCGCCCATGACCCAGAGCGCCCCTTTGGCGCGCGCGAGTTGTTCGGAGAACTGCTCGAGCTGTTCCCCAAGCTTGTCGAACTGCGCGAACAGCTGCTCAATGCGCTCGGAGAGGTGTTCAACTTCCGCCGAAACCCGGGCTCCGTCCACGCGCAGTTGATTTACTTGCTTTTCCATTTCGTGCAGGCGTTCTTCCATGAAACCCTCATACGATGGTCACGGCATAAACGCCGCCGTTCGTCATCCCGAACGTGGAACTCCACGTCCAGGTCGACGCCCCGCCCGTGTTGGTAAAAGACGCGGAGGCCGACGTTTTTGATCCGAGTCCCGCCAACTTCAAGGTGTTGAAGTAGTTTTGCGAGAGCCCGGCTTGCGCGATGCTGAATACGGAATTCAGCCCGTTGTTGTCATAGAGCGCGTTGATCGTGATGCCGCGAAAGGTCCCGGGAGTCAAAGTGCCGAGCGTACTCACAAAGAAGCCCGTGAAATGAGTAACGGAGTTGTACCCAGCGGTGAGGCTTCCCGAGTAGCCGCTTTGCCCGACCCCGATGTTTCGGACCATGAACGTCATGCGAACGCGGCGGACTGCGCGGCGTAGTAGTTGGTACCGTCGTAGAAGATGGTCCAGAGGTCGGTCCCGCTCGAAGTAGCCGTCCCGGCCGTGCCCCCCGCCCATTTCGGCGTCGGTGAAAATCCGATGGTGTACGCCCCCGATGTCGTCGTCCGCAGGTTGATCGTCTGGCCGGAGGCCATGTTAGAAATCGTGACCGTGGCGTTCGAGGTGACCGATGCGGTAAACACGTTGCCGCGCGAAGCGTCGAGGGCAATTGAGCCGCCTGCCGAGAGGGCGATGGTCGGAGTTGCGGCACCGCCGTTTACTTGCAAGGCTTGGGTGTTGGCCGGGGGCGCGGCGATGACCAGTTCGCCATTCGACAAGGTCGCGACCACGGAGCCCGAGGAATTGTAGAAGTTGTAAACGCCGTTGTTCGTGTTCTTGAAAAACACGTTCCCGGACGCGTCCACCCCCATGCCGTAAGCGGCCGAATTCAGGTTGAGCTGCGGCGTGGCATACGAGCCGGTGAACGTCGCCGAGGGTCCCGCGATCGTGGCTCCATCGACGGCGAGCGCGTAGCCGGACGCGGGGGCTCGAATCTCCACACCCCGCGTGCTCAGTACGCGAAAAATCTGGTTCCACCCGCCGTTGTACTGCCACAGTTCCGTCTGCCCGCCCGACTGCTGCAACAGAGACGTGCCCCCGCCACCCGAGTCGTAGAGTTCAATGTTGGGACCGGTGGCGACCGAATTGGCGGTCGAGTTCGTCCTCACTACCTTGTAGTCGCCGGCCGCTCCGGTGCCGTTGCTCGAGTTCAGGATCACCTGATCCTGTCCCGTACCCACCCCGGATATCTGCAACGCGGCCCCGGAAGCGGGCGCGTTAATGACCACGCCGCGGGAGGTCAGGAACTTCATTACCTGGTTCCACCCGCCGTTGTACTGCCACAGTTCCGTCTGCCCGCCCGACTGCTGCAACAGAGACGTGCCCCCGTTCACGGTGTCATTCAGGAAGACGCACGGGCCAGCGGCAAAGTTGTTTATCGTGCTGCCAGCGCGATTAACGAGTAAATCCGCGTACCCTCCCGAGGAGCCGCTGTTGCTAACCGCTGTGATGACTGCGGAGCCTGCGTATCCGTCCACCGTGAGCGCGACGCCACTCGCGGGGGCTCCGATGGTGACATTGCCGGTGAGCGTGGACGTACCGCTGACCGTGAGGGTCGAGAACGACCCCGACGTGCCACCGGTGAGCGCAGTCTGAATCTGGAAATACGTGCCGTCGTACACCAGCGTGAGAATCATTCCGGAAAGAATCGTCCCGACCGACGGCGCTGCGAGCGTCGGCAATCGGAGCGCGACGGCGGTCGCGGAATTCACCTGCAATGTGACCGTGGTCGAGGTGTTGGTATTGCCGACCTTGACCTGAAACTCAAGGCCGGCGGTGAAGGCATACGCGAGCCCCGAGGGTACCGTGATCGACAGCGCGTTCGCGGACCCCGTATCGGCGTAGAAATTGTTGGCCTGGTTGAGGTTGTTCGCCTGCGACGCGAGCGCCGAGTAATCCTGATCGAGGAGCACGGTTTGCACCGTGCCCGACGCATTGGCAAACGTGTTCGGAATGACGACGGCGGTATTGGCCATGTTAGGAGTCCCAACGAGCGCCGAATTTCCAGTCGACCAGAATGGAATTCAGCTGGTAAATGGAGCCGGTGTTCGAGAGGGTAAGGCCGACGTATTTGTCAAACCCGCCCGGCGATTGCGCCTGGTAAGTGAGATACGCGGAGCCCACCCAAGTCACGCTCGCGAGCGAGTTGTTCTCCCAACTGACGGTCGCGCCGGCGTTGTTCACCCAGTCGACGGCGCCCGTGATACTCGAGATATTCGCGACCGCGGTGGAGCCCGTCGTCGTGTCCACGGTCATGGTGAACATCCCGCCGCCGACTGTGAGCTGCGAGAGATTGAACCCCACCGTGATGAACTGCTTGTCTGAGATCGGGTCGCCCATGTCCCAGAGCGGCGTCGAGAGCGTCGACGGCGGCGCGGTCGTCGTGTCCGAAAAGAGCTGGTAGAGCTTGTTGTTGATGTACCCGTAGAGCGTCGGCACGTTGCTCTGTACGCCCTGGGTGACCCTTTTTAAGGTGTTGCCCGCCGAATCGCTGTACTGGGCAAACCACCATTTAACAAGCCCCGAGCGGTTGCGTTGCATCATCGCGAGGTAGGTTTGGCTGCCCCACACCGGGTCGTTCAACTGCTTGAACAGGAACGCGCCGCAGAAGATGTTGCCGACGGTCGCGAGGCCCGCGGAGATGGGGAGGGACGGGTCGAGGTACTGCCACGTGCCATCGAGCGTCGAATCGACGGCCACCGTGTCATCGGGGCCGGAGAGCTTGGTCACGTTCACGCCGTCGAGTTCGTAGATACCGTACCGCGTCGCAAACAGGATCGAGCGATTGAACGCGACGATGGAGTACGGCTGATCGGTGCCGATGATCGACTGCAGCGGCAATTCGGTGAACGCGGGCTGCGTGGACCCCGAGGGGATGTACAGGTCCGAAATCCCGGCAATAGCCGTTGGCGAGAAAAAATACAGATACCCGTTCAACGCGACCATGCGCGTGATCGCGCCGAGGATGATCGGGTCGATGAAGAAGTAATACCCGGAGCCGTCGGCATTGGTCCAATCGGTCGACGCATTGCCGTAGCCCGTGGTCGCGCCGCCCGCGACCGAGTATTGCAGCAGCCGTCCATTCAGCACCCACACGCGCCCTTGCCACACCGCGATGTCGGTGCCGGTCGTCGGGAACCCGGTGCCCGTGAGCGCGGTGATATTGCCGCTGCCGTTCCACGAGAAATACCCGCCGCTTGAATCAATGCCGAGGGCGACGCTCGTCTGCCATTGAGTGAGGCGCGTGCCTGTGCCAGAGAGCGTGATCGAGCCGTTGATCTGGCCGACGTAAGTGTTGGTCGAGAGATTGAACGCGAACAGTTTGCCGGTCGTCGAGGCTTGCAGGAGGTACAGCGTGCCGCCGATATTGACCTGCTGATCGTAGTAGATCGTGTCCGAGCCGTAGTCGTGCAGCACCGCGGACTTGTTCGGGATCGTGTGCAGATTCGAGTACCCGACGGGCTGCAGGTTGACCAAGTGCGCGAACGTCTGCTGCGGAATCGCGTTCCTCGAGTTGGTCGTGTTGAGCGCCGCCCAATCTCGGAACACGAGCTGCTCGAGGTGGCGCTCGCCTTTTTCCCTGTATTTTCCCGGGCCGGCGGTCTGGGCCACGGGTCAGCGCCGGTAGAAGTCGCGGGTGCGGGTCGAGGTCACGGCCCAGGCCGCGGCCTGCAGTTCCGTCCAGTATTTCTTGTAAAAGAGGTCCGCCTCGTCATAGGACTGCTCGTTGTACTTCGCGACGTGCGCGGCGTAGTACGGCACGGGAACCTGCATGATCGCCGGCAGCACTTCGGGCTGCGTGTCGAGCGTGAGCGGCGTCGGCGTAATCACGCAATCCCAGTCAGACTGGTAGTTCTGATCGGGCACCGGATTGACGTAGAGGTAGTTCGTGCCCATGCGCGCGATTGATCCGGGGCGAGTCTGGTAGTTCACATAAGAGCGCAGCTTCGCATTCTGTTCGGAGAACGGTCGATTCTGGCAGACGATGCGCGTGTTGCTCGCCCAGTAGATCGTGACCGAAATCACTTCGGTGACGTTCAAACCGTTGGTGAACGTGGTGCCGGTCGTGGGATCGGTGCCGGTGTTGAGCACCGCGGGGACGTTGTAGAGCTCCTGAGCGGCGGTCAGCGTGACGCCCGTGACGAGCTGGCGCAGGCATTTGGTGTCCGCCGCGACGCGCGTGCGCGCCGCGTTGATGTCGTCGGTCAGTTCCGGGTTCTGCCAGAACTGGGCGGTCGCATCATGCAACAGGCGGCGCGTGAGGGTGAGGTAGGTGTCAAGCGCACCCATTCATCCTCGCTATCGGGGCAACGAATTCGCGGGCATCCGACCCGGGGTTATGGGGGAGGCGGGCTTGCGCGTCGCCTCCCCTTCCCCACCGAGGTTGACGCGGGCGCGACCGTTCTCGGTCTGGGGTTCTTCCGGCTCGTCCTCGAACACGACGCGGCCCTCGAGGAACTTGATCTTGGTGAGGAGTTTCACCGCTTCCTTGAAGTTGTCGAGGGGACCGAGGAGGCCTAATCCGTTGAGCGCGCGCGTCTTGTCGGCATTGGCCGACTGCCCGAAGGCGAAAATATGACGCGCCGCGTCCGGCGGGATGTCGACGGGCTTGCCGGGCGGAAAGGTGTAATCCACCGCGGCGTACCGGCCGGTCAGGGGTCGGTCGAGGCCGTTGACGACGCGAATGGTGTCCATGCGCCCGGGGCTCCTAGCGCGGCAGGTTCGACCAGCGGGTGGTGCCCGCCGAGCCGCTCGCGAGGATGATCGTCTGGCCGACGCCATCGAATTCGATCTGGCCGGCCGAGCTCGCTGCGAGCAGCGTGCGGAAGGTCGCGCCGGTCTGCGTCGAGAAATTCACCGACGAATTGCCGTAGGGGACCTGCGGCGCGCCGTTGTTGTCCGGGTTGTACTGCACCGTGCAGTTCGCGCCGGTGACCAGGTTGTAGTTGCCGGCGGTCGGCACCCACACCGGGACGAACGTCGCGCTCGTGAGCGTCGGCGTGCCGGTGAGCGTGCAGTAGAACGTCATGGTCGTAGTCGTCGGAATCGACGCGATCGCGAAGGTAACGCCGCTGAGGGCGACGACGGTGACGCCCGTCAACTGGAAGTAGGTCAGGTTGGCGTAGGACGGGCCGTGGCCGGTCGACGACTTCGCGAAGGTCGTGGTGCCGTTCGTGAGCGTGGTCGCGGTGTAACCGTGCGCGGACCCGAAAGTGACCGTGGCGACGTTGGTCGCCGACTGCAGCGTGATCCCTGAGATCGAAATGGGCACCGCGGTGACGCTGTTCTCCGGCTGCAGGAACACATTGCCGGGAAGTAGGATTTGGTTCGGCATGGGGCGCTCCGGTTAGATCGAGAGAACGGCCCAGCCGGGGAGCCGGGCCTGCGCCTTCGGTTTCACGCACACGAGCTGCAGCGCGTTGACCACGACGCCGACATAGCCCACCTGGAAGTTCGAGAGCGTCGACTCGAAGCCGGAGAAGTTGAACATCCCCTGCTCGTGGAAGTACGCATTGAAGTAGTTGGAATTGCACAAGTAAATCGTGCCGCCCGTCACCGAGCTGTTGACATCGTTGACCGGGCAATACGGGTCGGCGTAGATCGGCACGCCGGCGACATCGAGCGCTTTCAGCATCGAGCGCGGCCGGTTGGCCTCCGTGTCGAACGCGGCGCCGGGAGTGACGTAGTACGTCTCCTTGCCGAGGTAGTCCTGCGCGAGGTTCGCCCAGGTCCCGAAGTCGGTGACGCCGAAGGTCGGGTGTTCGCCCGAGTAGTTGTTGAGCCCGGCGATGTACTGCAGCAGGTTCGCGCGGGTCGGCGCGACGGTGCCGGAGCCGATGTTCTTGTAGTACGAGCTCCACCACGGGTTGCTCGCCCGGTTGATGTTGCCGTAGGTCGTGAGGTTGGTGCCGTTGTCGAACGCGCCGTCGAGGCCGATGATCGCGTTGTTGGTGGTCGAGATGTTGGTGTACGCGGCCGACGCGATGAGGTCCATCGTGGTGTTGGTCGCGTCGTTCATGCGCGCCTGGATCAGCGGAATGACCGCGTGATCAAGCTGCACGAGGCCTTCCATGCCGAGGAAGGGGATCGGGGTGAGCGCGAGCGCGAGATTGAACTCGGCGTCGGTCACGCCGGTGAGCGGCTCGGGCTCGGGGAAGGTGCCGTCGTAACCCGCCCAGGCCGCCGCCGTCATCGGCGAGCCCTGTACGGGCACGGTCACCGAACTCACACCACCGCCCGCGCTCTGCGCGTTCGCGAGCAGCGCGCCCAAGAGCGGGCTCGTGTTGTAGATCTGGACGTAGAGCTGCGGGATGAACGCACGGCGGGTGATCGCCGCGAGCTCGGCGTATTGCGCGCTCTGTGCTGGGAGTAAACCACCAGGTACGGGCATGAAAGTGTCCTGTTACCGAATCAAAGCGCCCGGAAAGCGGTCATCCGCGGGCGCGCGCGGGCGCGCCCTTGCGAAACTGGTCGATCATGGCGTGGGCTTCCTCGGCCGACTTCTTCATGAGGCCCGCCTTGTCGAGCTTCATCCAGTCGGCGGTCGCGCCGAGATTCTCGGGCGGCGCGCCCGAGCGCACCTCGGCGGCCGAGGAATCCGCGGCGCGCTGCTCGAGCGCGTACAGCCGCTCGGCCTTGGCGAACGCATCTTCCTTGTCGTCGCCGGCGATGCCGTAGTCGACGACGATCTGCTCGAGGCGCGCGGGATCGAGCCCGCGCCGCTCCCAGTCCGCCCGCTGCTCGGCCCGCCGGCGCTCGACGCGCTCGCGCATGAGCTCGATCTGCATCTTCTCCTCGGATTTGCGGCGCGCGGCGCGTTCCTCCTCGAGCAGTTCGTGGGTCGTGAGCTCGGGCGACCGCCAGGTGGGGTCGGCCTTCTTCACGAGTTTCAGCGCGTCGAGGCGGGTCTCGGAATTGCCAAACAGGCGCTGCGCGGCCTGAAACACCGAGCGCTCCTGCGGGGTCATGCTTTCGAGGTCAGCCATACCTCAATTCGCCGAGGTCACGTCGCCCGGCTTGCCGAGCTTGGCGTTGTTCTTGAACACCGCCTTCGACTTCGAGGTGAGCCCGCCGAACTGCGCGAACCGCGGCGGGTTTTTCACCCGGCCGTTGTCCATGCCATCGAGGGGGTCCCGCAGCGGGAAAGACGCGGGCGCAAGCCAACGGTTCGAGAAAGACTGGGCCATGATCAGTTCCTCACATCGGGGGGGGAGGCATTCCGCCGCCCTGCGCGGGCGCGGGCTTCGGAGACGGTGGGGCCGCCGACGGCGCGCCGCTGGGGCCGCGCTGCAGCAACGCATTCTTGAGCTCCGCGGGCACGAGCTCGCCGGCGCTCTCCTCGGATTTCGAGAAGGCGGCGGTGAGCGCCGTCAGCGCTTTCATGCACGCCTTGCCCTCTTTGGAATCCGAACCGAAAGCCACCAGCGCCTGCTCGAGCAGCTTGCGGATGACCTGGACCTTCGACGCCGCCGACGCCTGATCGCCTTTCGGCTGCTGGGGCGTGGTCATGCCCGCCGCGCCGGGTGGGGGGGCGGCCGCGGGAGACGGCGGGGCCGGCGGCGCACCGTCCGGCATTCCGGACGCCGGGTTGCCCCCAGGCATTTCGTCTGAATCGACGGCCATTCATGTGTCGCAGAATGAGCACCCGGCTGTGCCGGGACGGGAGCGCAAAGGGGGAACGCTCCCGTCCCTGCCCTCGAAGCTCAGCGCTTGCCGCGCTTGCTCTTACGCTTGCCGCGTTTGCTCATTGTGGCTCTCCATCAAGCGGCGTCCTTGCAGACTCCGCGAGCGCCCGAATGCTCGCGGTGGAGTCTCGCACGGCGCGCGCGCGGCGCGCAAGTATCGTGCCTGAAAAAATCAGGCCGCCTTCATCCCCTTGCCGCCGACCGCCTTCGGTTTCTTGCCGGTCGCCATCTCGAGTTCCTGCTGTTTCTTCGCCGCGGCCTGCTCCTGCGGCTGGATGATCTCTTTCAGCCGCTGCAGCAGGAGCTGCTTGTGCGGAATGGTGAGCTGATCGAGGAGACTCTCGCGGTCGATCGCTTTCACCTTGAGGAGATCGAACAGCAGCTTCTGCGTGTCGTCGTTGAAAATCGGGCTCGAGGTGTGCGCGTCGACCTTCACGATGCAGCCCTCGAGAAACTGAGCTGGCACAAAGAGCTCGCCTTTCTCATCCTTCATCCGCTTGTCGTCGTAGCGCTGCGCGATCTTCAAATAGAGCGTCGCGCAATCCTCGAGTTGATCCTCGATGATGAGCGCGCGCTGCTTCGGGCGCGAGGAGCCGATCTTCGCGAGCTGGTTCGCGTGGCTGTTCGAGCGCACGCCGGACTCCCCCTTGCCCTGGGTGATGTTCGTGAGCCCGCTCATTTCATCGAACATCGCGTCGATCTTCTCGACTTCAAGCCACAGGTTCTCGGGCAGTTCGATCTTGATGCGCGTCGCCTGCGCTTTCTGCGCGTCCTGATCGGGCTGGTTCAAGAGCCCGTTCGGCGTGTCGAGCACGTACTGCAATTCCTGCAGGTCGGACGGAAAGCCCTGGATCGTCGACGGCGGATGCGCCTGCATGTCGAGGAGGTGCAGGATTTGCGCCATGCGCTGATTGCGGAACGTCTGCAGCGGTTTCAGGCGCTCGACTTCCGACACGCCCCACCAATAGTCGGGGTGCGGGGTCGGGCAAATCTGGATGTACGGTTCCTGATTTGCGAGGAACATCCTCGAGATCGGGCGATCGTAGAGCGGGATGTCGGGGTCCACCATCGTGAACACGTGGTAGTCGTTCGCGTCGGTGTCCCAGACGTAGAGCTCATAGAGCTCCACGATGTCCTCGCGCACCCGCGGCAGGTACGCCTGGCTCGCGCCGCTCATCCAGTCGATGACCCCGGAGCCCGAACCCGCGTTCAAAGGGTCGATCGCGCTCATGACGATGCGATCCATGCTCGAGGTCTGCAGCGGGCTTGGCACCCCGGTGGTGACGTTCACCTGGTCGAGGATGCGCTTGCGGTACGGGTGGTCGACGAGTTCCGATTCGAGCTGCGATTTCGTCATGCAATAGCATTCGACGAACGCTTCCTGGCGCGAGAGACCGGCAATCACGTCCTCGCGCAGCACGCCGAAATTCCCCGGGTGCACGAGGTACGGGTAGATGCCGTTGCGCCGCCACAAGGGTTTCAGGAGCATGGTGCCGTACACGAGCGACCAGAGCACGCCGGTGCCGAAGAAGATGTCGCTGTTGCTCGAGTGCCAGAGTTCCTGAATGTACTGGCCGAGGATCGGGACCTTGTGCATCCATTCCTTCTCGGCGCCGACGCCGGGCTCGACCGAAAACCGGGTGGTGTCCTGGGCGTAGAGAAACGAGACGAGCTGCTGCAGGTGCGAGTAAATCTTGTTGCCGGGGGGCGGCCCCATCTCGTTGTCCGGGTCCGAGTTATCGAACGAGCCGTCGGTGCCGAACAGGTAATAGAGCCGGTTGTTCGCGTAGTTGATGCGCCGCTCGTCGCGCGACACGAGACAGCGGTCGCGGATTTCGTTGACGAACGACAGCCGCTTCATCCGGTCGCGGGGTTTCGCGCCGCCGGGGATTTTCATGGGTCCACGACTTTCGCCACCCGCGCGCGCGGCTTGAAGTCCGGGGCAAGCGGCGTGCCGCCGACGTGGCGGAGCTTGCCGTCCTCGCCTTTCTTCCATTCGGCGGGATTGTAGGGTTTACCGATGCCGGTGATTTCCGCGACGCCGGAGCGCGCGCCGCCCGTGAGCGACTGCAGCGTACCCGCGACATTGCGGGCATCGAAGGCCTTGTCATAGCCGGGTAGCGCGCCCCAGCCGGCTTGGTGGAGCTTGTCGGGACGGCCTTTTTTCAGGCGCAGCCGGTCCATGACTGAGCCGCCCGGGCGCGACGGCGAGGTGGAAATGTCCGACAAGCCTTGCGCCGCGGCGGCCTCGCGCACGTGCCGGTCGACCGCTTTGGTGCGCCCCGACACGTGGGCCGGGGCCTCGCGCCAGATGATCTTCACGAACGCGGGCGAGCAGCCGTGCGGGCAGCGGAGCTTCTTCGGATTGACGCGGGCTTCCATCTCGCCGTGCGCCGCGCACTCGATCCAATGCAGCACTCCGGCCATTACTCGGGTCCTTGTTCTGATTTCGGCGCCCAGCGCTCGGGATTCTGCAACCAGGTCGAATACGCCGGCAAGCGCGGCGGCGGGGCGGGCGGCGCCTTGCGGTCAAACTCGAGCCGGCCGCCCAAGGTAAAGCGCATCACCTTCTTCGGGATCGGCACGATGCTCTGCGGCTGCTCGACCGCGCGATAACCCCAGGTCGGCGGCCCCCTCCGCCCCGGCGGTTTCGGCAGCAGCACGGGCTCGACTTCGCCGGCCAGAATCCTCGGCAGGGTCACCGACAGCTTGACCTGCTCGGAGGGGTAAATCCACGCGCGGTTACGCTCGCGGATTTTCGATTTGACGCTCTGACGCGCCCATTTGCCCTCGTAGCCGAGCGCGCGCGCCAACGCCGTCGGGGTTTTGCTCCAGCCGAGCTCGGGGTTTGTAAAGAGCTCCTTCAGCCAGTAGCGAATCTCCTCGCAGGAGAGGACACCGGGCTTTGAGAGCGGTTTCGGGTGGTCGCCGTGGTGGTGTTTCATGCGGGGGGTTTCATGCCGACGAGTTGCGCGCGCCGGCGGGCGAGGTCCTCGAGCACCGTGCGCCGGGGGGAGGGCGCGTTGCCGGCCGCCTTCGGCCCGGTTTTCTCGTAGGTGATGCCGGCGCGCATGAGGTTGATGAGCATTTTCTTCTGCCACATCTGCACCGCGAGCGCCGCGGCGATCACCCGATCGTCCTTCGCGCGCCCGGAGGCCGCGGGCGCCGAGCCTTCCTCCTTCACGATGTTCTTCATTTCCTCGATGAGCTCGCGCGAGTGCACGACCGCGATGCCGCGCGAAAAATAGTCGCGGTAGGTGTGCATGTAATCGTCCTTCTCCTGGTAGGTCGACTTCGTGCCGCGCGCCGAGGCGACGCCCGCGACCGTATCGACCCGCTTCCAGAGGAACTGGCGCATGCCGCCGGTGAAGTTCCGAAGCGCCACCGCGCTCTCGTTGCCGCGGCTGCCCAAGTACGATTGCTTTCTCAGGTTGTCGATCTCCTGCATTACTGTCGCGCCAGGGCCGTTGACTTCAAGATTCCAGTAGCAATCTCCATAACAGCCTGCGAGGTAGCACAGCACCCAGGCAAAGCTGTAGGGCAGGAATCCGGGATCGCAAAACTCAGCGACCTGCTCGATACGATCAGCGTAACAGCGCCACACGGACAGGCAAAAACGGTCGGCCCAGTCGGAGCTTCCGTAGGCGGGATCGGCTCCCAGACAGTAGTGAGCTTTGGCAACGGGCGCCTCCCAGATGAGCAGATTCGCGACCTTCTTCGGCACCTCGAGCACCTTGGTGTCGAGCATCGTGCCGGCAATCTCCACCCGAAGATACTGAGGCGCGGGGTCGCGCTCAATCTGTTTGAACGCCTGCGCGAGGCCCCGGCCGCGGAAAAACTGCGACCCGGAGACGATGAACGCCTGCTCGGCGGTGTGCGGCATTTCCTGCTGCAGCATGGTCTCATCCCCAATGCGCTCGGAGGCGTACCAGCGATACCACGCCCACTGCTCGTCGGAAATCTCCCGCGTGCCGTTCACGTACTCCATGGCGTCGCCGTAGAGGAGCGCGACGTCGTGCGCCGCGTTCTTCTCGTCCTTGGTGAGCTTGCCGTCGACGCCGAAGTACACCTTGTAGCGCTGGTCGTCGCGCGGAATGCGGTAGAGCTCATGCGCCCACCACGAGACAAACACCGCGCGCTGGGTCACCGCGGCCTGCGCTTCCTTCCAGATGTCGTAGAAGCCATTGAACCCGCGGGCGGTCGACTCCCAGACATAGAGCCGGTTCGGGTTGATTTCAGCGAGCGAGGCGCGCAGCGACTGCAATCCTTCCTGGTCGCCCCACGAGGACATTTCGGTCGCGTGCAAAAACGCATTGCCCTTCGAGCGCCCGAGCGCGCCGCCGCCTTTGGTGCGCGTGCCGGCGACCTGGTACTGCAGGCGCGAGATTTTTCCCGACGGCAGGCGGAACACGAATTCGTTGCGGTTGTGGGAGAGTTTCTGTGGTTTCCAGGATTTCGGCAGGTTGTGGTAATAGTCCTCGAGCTGCGTGCGGAACGACTGGTGGGCCGGGTCGTCGTGCGTAATGATCGAGCCGTCGAGGCCTTCGTGCGTGAACACCCAATAGAGGTCGAGCGCGAGCGAGATGGTGGAGAGGCCGATTTGACGGCTTTTCAACACCGTGAGGTTGTGGATGTCGTTCTCGAGCGCGTCGGCGAGTTGCAGCATGAACCAGCGCTGCGGGCCGAAGGGCTTCTTCAAGCGCACCGAGCCCGCCTCCTTCGAGTTGATCGAGAGCTCGGCGCAGAATTTCCAGAATTTATTGAGCGAAAATTTCACGCCGGCGGGTCGGGCGGATAGAGCGCGGCCAAGAGCGCGTCGGCGATCGCGAGCGCTTTCGCGGCGAGCTCCTTCGACTCGGCCGCGGGTTCGCCGGCGGCGAGCGCCTGGGCAAGGCAAAGCGCGAAGTATTCGCGCACATCGAGGCTCGGGCCGCTCATGCGGCAGCGCCGGGCGGCGGGCGGCGTTCGCCCCAGACCTTGTTGCCCGCGTAGCGCTTGCAGCCCGCGCATTGCACCGAGCCGTCGCGGTGCAAGTAGAACTGCTGCGAGCCGCAGGTGTGCTCGAACACGTATTCGACGCGCGGCGTGAACTCGAGCACGAGCCCGAGGGCGTCGGGGGGGCGCGCCTCGCTCGTCATGGGCCGTTGAATTCGGGGCGGGTGCGCGGGCCGTGGAAGCAATAGCCGTCGGCGTCGACGGTGAGATTGAATTCCTTCGCAATCTGCCGTGACACGTGCCACGCATAGTCGAGTTGCGGTTTCGTCATCGCGAGCTCGTCCTCGGGGATGCAGGCTTTCTTGCGGGCGCGCTCCTGTTCGGCAAGTGCGGCGGCGACCTGCGGCGGTTGCGGGATGTCGTGGTTCCAGAGCCAGGGCGTGAAAATCATGGCGTGCTCCTTCTCGGGCGCCCAAATCCTAGCACGTTCAGGGTGTTGAAAGATTCACCGTGCGCCGCCGCACAGACACGCGCGCTTCTCCGTGATCGCGGAGCGTGTAGTCTCGGGCTTTCGGCCCGCTCCACCCCGATCTGATCCCTCGGGGGAAAGCCTGACGGCGCTCCCATCCCCTCGCTGTTTTTTCGGTTGCGGGCTGATCTTTTTATCAGGGGGAGTCCTACCTTTCGGGGGTTGACATGGCGGATACGACAGACGGCGCCCATTGGACCACACATCTTGACCGCAACGACAAGGGCGTGCCCTATTCCAACGAATACAACATCGGCGTCGCGCTTCGGGAGTGCCCGCTCCTTCGCGACCGCTTCGACTACGAGGAGTTCTGCGACGCGCTCTATGTCGTGAAACCGCTGCCCGGCATGGGCGGCGATTTGGTCGACGAGTGGCTCCAGGACTGGCCGCCGCGCGCCTGGGCCGACGAGTTCGACGTAAAAATCCAGCGCTTCCTGCAGCACGCGGGCCTCTCGCGCTGCGGCGACGCGGCGGTGCACCGGGCGGTGGTCGAGTACGCGAAAGAGCACTGCCGCCGCAATGTGCTCACCGCGGAGCTCGATTTCTGCCACCGGGATTGGGACGGCATCGAGCGCCTCTCCACCTGGCTTACCGTGTACCTGGGCGCCACCGGCCCCGCCGACTACCTGCGCGAGATCGGCAAGCGGTTTCTCATCTCGGCGGTCGCGCGGGCGTTCTCCCCGGGGTGCAAGGCCGACCACGTGCTCGTGCTCGAGGGCGCGCAGGGCAAGGGCAAGTCCGCGGTGGTCGAGATCCTCGGGCTTGGTTACTCGCGCGACATGACCAACGACTTTTCGACCAAGGACGCCGCCGACCACATCCAGGGCGTGTGGATCGCCGAGCTCGGCGAGCTCTCGAGCCTGCGGCGCACGGTGATCGACCAGACGAAGGCGTTCCTCTCGCGGCGCATCGACCGCTACCGCCCGGCCTACGGGCGCACGACGATCGACCGCCCACGGCGCACCGTATTCATCGGCACCACCGACTCGGTGACCTACCTCAACGACCCGGCGGGCGCGCGCCGCTTCTGGCCGGTCGACTGCGGCCACATCGACCTCGACGCCCTGCGCGAGGACGTGCGCCTCCTCTGGGCCGAGGCGGTCGAACTCTACCGCCGCGCGCACCCCTGGCATCTGGACGATGTACTCCTCATTGAGGCCGCGAAAACCGAGCAGGCGCTGCGCTACGCCTCGACCCCCCAGGAGCTCCTCGTCCTCGAATATGCCGACCGCCAGCTCGCCGCCGGCATCCGCGAAATCGACATGCTCGAGGTGCTCGCGACCGTCTTTGACATCGACGCCCGCAAGCAACCGGCGCTCGCCGGATCCAATGCCTTCCACGTCGAACGGGCGCTTTCCCGGGACGGTTGGGTCAAGCAACGCACCAAACGGCGGTGTCTGTTCAGCCGACCCCCCCCCACCCCCAGCGTCCCGATGCTGCCTTCCAGCACCTTCTCGGTAAATCACACCCCTCCCCCCCCACCCCCCCCCAGTGAGGATTTATCCAGTGGTTCAGACCCCGAATCCGACGAGTGGGGGGGGGTCTAAAACACCCCTCCCCACCCCAGTGTAATTATATACAGTACGTAAGTCCTTGAAAACCCGATCCAAAAGTCCGCGGGGGGGGGTGGGTGGGGGGGGGTGCGTTTCGTTACGCATAGGTGGGCGGGCACGCAGGCCTCACGCGCGCAGCTACGCGCGCGCGC